GGAAGCCTCCAACATTGGCGTAATTTTTGCCAGTGGCGGGAGTGGAGAGCCCTTCCTGTCTTGCTATTTCAGTGGCTTTTGCAATATTTCCTTCTTCAACCGCAAGATCAAATCTCCTCCTGGCCATTGCCAAGCGATATTCTTCAACCTTAATTACATAATCACCAATAGAACGCTCAAGCTGGAACTTAACCTTGCCGACATCACGCGAGAATTCTTCGCGTTGAATAACCATCTGCCTAACTCTATCTTCTACACTAAGCTTGTACTTTGCTGTCTCCTGATCAATTGACTGAAGCTGCAGTTTCAGCTCGCGTTCTTTTTGCAGTAAATTAGCCTCTCCCTCAGCGCGAACCTTGACATACTCCCTAGCTGCATCAACGATTCCCTGAGCGATTGGGTCAAGACCGGCACCTGCTTTTTGCAGCTGAAGATCGAAGGCGTCAATTGCGTTCTGTTGACGCAGCCGATCATTCTCAATTAACTGACGCTCCAGCCCTTGACGCTTGTTGAAAATCTCATCCTCAACAGAGCGACGGAACTCAACAGCTTCGCGCTCTAGGTCAGTGGCGCGTTTGCGTAGATCATAAATAGTGTCTTCAATGCTCAAGCGAAGATCCTGAGCAGTGCGCTGAACGTCTATACCCTGTTGATTCAAGGCACGAATCTTATCAGCAGTTTCAATTGATTTGAGAAGAACCTTTTCCTGTTCCTCTAAAGAAGAAGATGGAGCTTTTGCTTGCTGTGGCGCAATTCTATTAAGAATGTCTTCTCGCGCTTTTAGCCCAGCTCCAGATATACCGGCTCTCTCTCCAGAGAGCTTTGCGACTTCTGCGGTAAAAGCTTTTCTTTGATCCGATGTCAGTCCAGCAATTCGCTCACCCAGGCCAACGGTCTTATTTGATTCAATTTTTGCGCCAACAACTTTAGCAACAAGATTGAGAAAGTCGCCAACAGGCCCAGCAATTAGAGCCTGCATTTGATAATTCAGCTCGGCCCACTTTTTGCTTAAGTTATTTGCAGAATCGCCAAGATCAACAAGATCATTGTATCCCTGAACGCCGACCTTGCTGATAATTTCAGACTGAATTTGCGCAGCTGCTTGTGTAACTCTTCCCGATTCAATTAGCTTGGAAATATAGTACTCTTGCTGTCTGCTTGCAAACAAGCCAGCTTCTTTTAACTTATCAAAACTCTCTGTTGGATACTTAAGTGCTCGGCCAGTATCCTGTGCAGCTTGGCTGAGGGTATCAAAAGCAGTGCCAAGCGCCGTACCAACCAGGGACAAACCAAAGCCAAGCCCACCACCAGCAAAGCCGCCAGCAGCACCGCCAAGGCCGCCGCCAACAGAGGCCCCAATGCCCTGCCCAAACAGAAGTGGGAAGGCACCACCAATCAAGCCTTCGCTAACTGCGCGACCACCCCTAGGGCCAAAACGGCGAGTCAGAAATTCAGCATCAGGAGCACGACTCTCAAGCTGACGATCAAGATTCGCGGCAGTTTCACGAAGTTGCCTTTCAAGGCGATCAAAACCCTCTGATGTTGGATCAAGAATTGCCCTAAATTCCTTGAGAACCGCGCTGAGTGCCTCAAGCTCCCTAATAGATGCAGTCGCTGGCTTGGCCAGTTCCTTGAGTCCAAGCACAGCCTCTGGACCTTGGGCTACAGCCTGCTCAAATCGACGACCGAAATCACCTGCTCCACCACCTGCTCCACCACCTGCCCCACCACGACCTCCACCGCCAAATCCAATCCCTCCGCCAAATGCACTGCGGACAGCGGAAGAGATGCGATCAAAGAGATCGGAAACAGACTGGCGAAGTGAACGAGACTGATTTTCAACTTCCGAGCTAGCAACGTCAATTGTTGGTGGAAGAGCCCTGCCAATACCGGACAACCGACTAATTCTTGCCGGATCTGCCATAAATCCAAAATTCGCAGCAGAGAGAGCAGGGCGACCAGACGCACGGAACGCATCTTGGGAAAGAACCGATAAACCCCTAGCTTCGGATCTGCGATAAGCCTCCTGAATTCTTTGTTGCTGAACAGCAGTCAGATTTTGCGATGCAGGAGGCAGTGCCCCGGCCATACGAGAACCAGGAAGTGCTAGCTGACTCTGATTTAGCTTTTGCGTAGCAGCAATAACTTTATCAATAAACTCTCTATAGTCACCAACAAGTCCAACCCAGGGATCTGGAGTTCTAACTGTACGAAAATATTTCGCAGCGGCAGAAGTGATTTCTTTTTCAAGCTCACCAGGGCCAAGCTGTCTTTGCGCCGACATAAATGAAGGGATTTCCGCTGCAAGGGCTCGACGGCTTGCAGCTCCGGCTAGATCAGTTGTAATAGCAAAGTCAGGCAGAGCCCTTAAAAGGTTGCTGTAGATCTCTGGTTGAGTTGTAAGCTCTGCTATATCTTTTCTGAATTGCAACATCATGTTGCCGAATTCAGACGTTGCGCCAGGCGTGCTAATGCCTCCATTGAAGGGGAGGCTTTTCAAAGGACGAAAACCGGTTGAAGGTCGATTCGTAAACTCAAATCCTTTATTTGTCGCAGTAAGCGTTTTAATACCTCTTACCAGCTCTTCTTCACCAAAAGCTCTTTCCGTTGCCGCCTGAATCCTAGGATAGGATTTTTGCATTTCTGCAATATATGTGGCAACAAGATTTCTGACAATCTCAATCATGAAGCGAGAAGGACTCGCAATGCCAAACACATCTTTAATGGCCTGAGCAGCAGCACTGGCAAAAGTTTTTGCAGCAGCGGCTCCACGAGAGGCCCCTTTTCTTAGATTTGCGTTAAATGTTTCAGAGATATTTTGGGCAACATCGCCAGCAGCAGGCTTGCCTGTATTAAACTCACGAACAATCTTGTCAATTCCCTGCGCAGGAGAAACACCACCAAGGAATTTTTCGCGTGCTGCACGAGCGTTTCTAAGACTTTCAATTGCTTGTTCTAAACCTGAGCCAGCTTCGCTGGAGCGTCGCCCAGAGCCACCTTGACCAGCAAGTATTTGCTTCTGAAGAGATACATACCTTCCAGCAAGCCCAACTTGCTCAGTCAGAGCGTCTAAATTATTCTGGGTAATTACATAATCTTCTCTCTTGGCATTATTTAATGTTTGCTGAAGGCTATTTAACTCAGAGGTTACGTCAACTCCCTTGCGCTGAAGATTTATCAGTCCCTGCTCAATGATTGCGCCAGAAGCAAGGGTGTAACGAAGACGACGAGGAGTGTCAAGTCCAAGAGTTTCGCCGCCCCTAGTCGTTCCACCCCGCACGCCAAAGCCAGGAGGCAGCGCTGGGCCACCACGCATCTTCCAAGCATCTGCAATGGCTTTTTCTTCCTCACGCATCTTTTGCTGCGCAAGCGAAACAGCTGCTCTTGTTTCATCCTGAAGACGCCTGCGCTCCTCTTCAAGAGCTTTTAATTTTTGCTGGCCTAAAGCAGTTGCAGCTTGCGTTCCACGACGAAGTTCTTCCGCTTCCTGATCAATGGCTTGTAGTTTTTGCTTTGCGAGCGCAACTGCAGCTTCGGTAGATTCACGATTTGCCTTGGCCTCCTCAAGCCTTGCGGCAGGAGAACCGGGAATCAAATTGCGAATCCTCTGTCCGCCGGGAGTAACCGTTGAAGGCAGCTCGCCGCTAATCGGTGAAAAACCAGTTCCAAGAGTACCAAATACTTGCGTTTGCGCTTTTTGTGAGCGATTTGCACGCTCCATTGACATGCGCTGCCTGTCAATTTCACGAGTAATCCGCTGAGCAGTTAAAAGCTGGTCGTCAGCAAGTGCAGAGGATGCTTCTTCAAGACGATTGCGAAGTTCAAGCTTTTGTGCTTCACCAAGATTGGCCCTGTTGATTCTGTCTTCGATTCCAGCCTGCCTCGCAAGCTCGTCGCTTACGCGCTTTTGATATGATTCTCTCTCCTTGAAAGCTCTAAGACTTCCCAGATCAGTTGCAGGACCAGCAAGTGATTGAATTGAAGACTTTTGCCCTCTTAGCCCAATGCTAGAAAGCTCATCGTTAACAGCAGAAATTACTTCTTCTAGAGCGCGAAACTCATTGCTCGTATAAGGAACAAGCGTTTGAATTGCTCTGAGCTGCTCTGCATAAGAAGACAGGGCGGCCTCGCTTTTAACTATTTGACCGTAAGAGCCGACTAGCGATGAAACCAAATTTCTGGCGCCAGCGATTGAGCTTTCACCGCCAGCCCCAATATTGACTTTGGGCGCAGCAGATGAGAGACCAAATGCAGTTGCTTTTAATTGCTGTTGCCTAGCCTGAAAGATCTGCTGACCAGCTGCCTGCGAAGCAATAGTAAAACGATTGAATTCGCTTGAGGCAATTCTGGAATTACTAGCAACAAGCTTCAGCGCATCTGCTTGAGCGCCAAGTTGGGCAATAGTCGATCCAAGCTGTCGAGTAAGAACTTTGCCGCTAACACCTCTCTCTTGAGACTGGCCAAGTCTTAGATAATCATCGGCAAGCGTGTTAATTGCTTCAGATGCTCTTTTGGCCGCCCTTGCCTGTTCTACACTTTTAGTTGCGGTTCCAAGCCTTGATTCAGATGACTCGAGCTGAGACTGGGCTTTTACCAAGTCACTTTGAGCTTGAGCCAGTCCTTTGATTGCCTTTTGCTGTCTTTCAAGTACCTGATTATACGCCTTTGTATTTGGATTTAGTTGATTTAGCTTTGACTGAGCAGAGGCAATTTGCGTTGCATAAGATCCAATTGCATCCCCGGCCCCGTCAATCGCCTTCTGCGAATTCTTTATTGTGGCTTGGAGTGCTTTTAGCTCAGCATCAAAGCTATCAAGATCGCTCGTTGCCCTTTTAACATTAATATCTAGCGGTGTACCACTTATTTTTTGGACGACTGCATCCAGCTGGCTAACCTTGCCAATAATTCGATCAACCTTTGATCCCCCATTAACAACTAAATTAATAGAGGCGTCAATTCCAGCCACTTTGATCGACCCAGACTTCTCATCAGTCTAGCCAGCAAGAGAAAAGCCGCCCCGATTGGAGCGGCTATCGACGAGACTGACGCTTGATTTTCTCCATCTCTTGCTCTTGTCGCCTATTCTTGATTGCAAAGTAGGCAGACCACAAAAGCATTTCTTCGTCTGTGACTTTAGTTTTTAGTTCAGACAAAGTGCAATGAAGAACTTCGGCGAGAGATAGCTGGAAGAACAATCTCCCGTCCGATTCAAGCTCAGACTCAATCGCTTTTGCTATCAGCTTCTGCTTCGTCCTCGCTATTAGGACGCAGCGCACAAAGGATCAGTTTTTGCAGATCTTCATCAAGGATCTCGCGCTTCAGCACAGGAATGTCGCCTGGGCGGAACAGCTTTTCGCCGTTCTCATCAAGTGCTTTGGAGACAAGCAGCTGCATTGCAAAGTCACTAGCGTTGTCAGACCTTGCATCTTTTTGCGCCTTTTCACGTTCGGCTGCCGTCAGCGGCGTAACGTAAAAAACAAACTCATCGCCATTGCTGAGCAGGACTTCCTGCTTGATCGGCTCAAAATTTGCTGCTTTACGAAGACGGTCGATAGCCCTGATAGGACCAGTGGCTTGGGCTGGTGCGTTTGCCATAAAGGAAACATGGTCAGCCCGAAGCCTACTGCATTATCATCTAATTGACAATAATCAGCGCGTTACCTCTTCCCAATCAACATTTCCATAGATGCTGCTGGAAGCAGTGTCACAGGAAACGGCAACAGTAAACGTCTGCGGAACAGAGGTAAAGCTATTCCTCTCAAGCTGAAGCTCAAAGATCTCTTGGCGCAGAATGTTTGCCATTGAGGTTGACTGGTTAGAAGACGAGAAGTAGCCAGAGGCAACCACGTCACCACCAGTCAAAGAGGTCGAAGAGATGTTGTACTCAACAGAGGAGTCGTCTCCCCCGCTCACCCAAGTGCCACCAGTTACGGCACCACCCAAAATAACTTCCCACTTGTAGTTATGACCATTGCCAACCCCCAAAAGAGATGCGGCGGTAGGAATGACGATAGAGGAAAGCTCAGTGGTCTTTAGTCGCAGCGAAACAACTGGATATTTTACCCCAGCAGTTGTCAGCGTATAAACTGAATTAATTGCAGTGCCAATCGTTTTTTGCTGGCCGCGCAACTCATAGCCACCTTCAGAAAGAACCGTCGAGCAGATTTGCTTGAACGTACTGGAGCTAGTAGTAGCTGCAGTATTTGTAATTTCGTAGCGAATCGGCAGGCAAGCAGTTCCAATATGCGTTGTGCTCAAAATGTTTGCATGATGAAACTCATGGCAAACAACAGGCTCTCCATTAATTACAAAACCCATGCGCACAGTTCCAACACCAAGCCACTCAATGTCGGTAAACATAATTTGCGCTGCATCCACATCAAGCGTGATACGAGAAGCGCCATTGCCATCAAGCTTGTCAACATTCCATCCCGTATCACTTCCGCCGTAAACACCGCCAAAGCGGCTGATTTTTGTTTCTACAAGAGAACCACTAGTAGAAGTACGGCGAACAAAGCAAAGGCTGTTTTCATCTGCCCCAAGCTCAAGATAGTAGCCGCTGACGGTATCAAAATAGCCAACGCGCTGGCGAAGCCCTGTTTTCGGCGTAGCAAAAACAAAGCTATTCATCACAAGCAGCGACTTGCCAGGCTGATAAGCAAAGACTCGCTTAGTCTCGCGCAACACCTGGGAACCAGAAGCTGTTGTTACGGCAAGATCAACAGAACCATGATTCGCATTGAAGCTAGTGGAGCCACTCGTTGCTGTTGAAGTATTCCAAAGCCCGTTATCAGCAAAACGATGACTGGAATCAAACAGGGTCAACGGCGCAGAAATGCGCAGTCTTCCAAAAGCATCAACAGACGACCTTGAGAAACTTGCATCAACAGCAAGGCGTCCTTCATCAGTAGCGCCAATCTCTTTTGCGGCGCCAGTCGGCAAAGTACCGTGAACAACAGCATCAGGCATGACGAAACTCCTAAAAGAAAAAAAGCCCCGCCGAAGCGGGGCGTGGACTTAACTCAAGCTCAAGCGACAGCGCTGAGATCGAAGGTCGGCTGATCCACAGGACGGAAGTTGATGCTCACCTGCTGGCCATCATCCGGGTTAACGGCGAGAGAAGCAGAGGTCAGAGCAACCTGCATGTAGATCGAACGGCTCAGGGCATTGCTGACCGTGCCACCGCTGATCACTTGGTCAACGTAAAGACGGACGCTAGCGCCAACCTGCTTACGCAGCAGCACGTCTTGGATGATCCGGTTTGCAGTGGAGGCATCCTCATCCGTCATGTAAACGGTTGCAGAGCCAGTGGCTTCAGCAAAGCCAGGGATGAAGGTACGGAAGGGCACGAACTGGCCAGGAGCTTTACCAATGGTGGTAACGTCGATCTCAGTACGAGAGATCTCAAGGCTCCAGTCACGAACCTCCGCAACAGAGGAGAAATCGGCGTAGTAAACCTCAAACTTGTTAGGAGAGGCAAGGGTGCCGTCATCCGAGAAGTTGATGTTTGCACCACCCTGAGTAGCAGCAACAGTCAGGGCGCCAGTTCCATTGTTGTAGGAAGTGACGTAGTAGGTGCTGCTGGTGCTCAGGCTGCCAGAAGACAGAGCAGGCATCACGTTGGACGCATCAGGCGTCACGGTTACGCCTGTAGTCGGGTTATAAATACGGAACTTGACAGGATCGCCCGCAAGGAAGTTCAGGGAGGGGCTGATCGAGATCACATCAGTGGTGGTATTGATGGCAGTTTCGATGAAGCCATCAATCGTACCGGCTGGCTTGTAGTAAAAAGCGCCGGAAATGCCGGACAGAACGGTTGCCATGACAAAACAGGGGTAGTGGCTTTAGTGGGCACTGCCCAGCTACAGACAGGCTAGCAATTCATTTCACACTTGCCTGCCAACCTGTATCAAGCCTTCCCATAAAATGAGAATAGTCATCAAGTGTTTGAAAAAACGGCCCTCTAATTTCACTCGTTCTTACATAAACACCAGAAGATGTTTTCTTTGATAAATTTATTTCATCAATAACACCCTTCGCAACTTCTAGCATTTTCTGACAGCGAGCCGGTCCGTATCCCTTTTCAGAGAAGCATCGAATAATTAAAGCTCCCCTTGGGTAATCCCAAGACCTAGCAAGCGCGGACTCGGTGGTGACACCAAAAGTTAGGTTGACTCGCACGTATTCTTTTGGTGGATCAGGCGGAACAAAAGTGATGTTGTCGAAATAGACAGGGATTGGAGGAGTTTGCGAATTAAAGGCGCTGAGCAGTGGGCCTTCAATTTTGGCGCGAATGGCTTGATAGTTCATTAGAAGCTCCCCACAAAGCCAGCCGAAAAACCCCGACGAAGATCAATTGTTAGACCTCCGCCTTGGGTGTAGTTGATATACCAATCCAATGGCGCAGTAGCAGTTCCGGGATTCCCATCTCCAAATCCAGCGCTATCGAGATCGCCTCTCAAGTGCAAAGTCTGATCGCCATTGTCATTAGTTGGCCTCCAACCAATGAACTTATTTGGCTTTACGGGTTCACCAATTTGCTTAAAGGTACTCGCCTCACCGTCGATAGCAATATTAGCATGTTCAGATGTATTGATAAACTGAAATTTTTTTACGCCACTATTAATATACCTTTCAACGGTTGTTATGCGAATATCTTTTTTGCTGTATTCATAAACACCGCCAGATGGACCAGGACCACCACCCGACTGCCCTTCTGGAACGAAGCGCCAGGATGCAGAAAATTCACCACTCCAAGCTGGTCCTTCTTTTGCCAGTCCATTCATTGTTTCTATCGCCGCACTCTGAATACCTCTAGCCAACTGCCTGTTAATTTGTTTCATCAGGTCATTTGCTATTCCCTTTTCAAGTCCACCGCCCTTGAATTTGGCCATATCAACCAAGCCTCGCAACTACTGAGTGCATTATAGGATTGTCGCCACGGTACGAAAACATGCCAATAATTTTCGCAGTGCGAGTAGAGCCATTTTGCAAATATTTAATCGAGTCAGTCGTCTGCGGATAATACCCAGACAGAGCATCGGCGGCAAAAATGATTTTTACATCAGTCTGCTGATAAAGCCCCTGCATCTCTTCTGGCTTTAATTCAGAAATGACAATCTTGATTGGAATCTCCGAGGAGTATCCCATCACAGTTCCGGTCTCAGGATTGTATGTTTGATTCTGAGATGCTTTTACATAAGTCGCATTGATTCCAAACTGACTAATCAGCGGCCCTGGAATCGAAGAAAAAATGCTGTCAACAAGTGCCATGGCTCATCACAGCGGATTGCTGTACCACCCGCCACGAGCAGGGAACACCTGCCCACCAGCAAAGCGAATGCGATTGGGTCTAAATGCAGCGTTTCCGTAGTAAGGATCAATCCTTGCGGTGCTGCTACGACTCACATAAGGCTGGTTGAAGCTGGGATCAATCATGTAACGATACAAAATATCCATTGCAAACGGCGGAATGTAATCAACGCCGGTCTGCGGCATATCGCCCTGCTTGAACTTTACGCGCAGCGCCCCGTCGCCAAGTTCAACTTCTTCGTATTGATTCGTGCCAAGAAGATTTGCGCCGCCATCATTCACAGCAACTGCTGTATAACCACCACCACTTCCAAGAAACGCAGCCATATAAGCAACTGCAATTTCAAAATCAATGGGAAGGGTCTCAGTTGTAAGCTGTCGCCCATCAATTTTGATCAGTCGCGGCCAAGACAACGATTGCGTTTCATCAAGAATTCGCCCCTTCCACTTCAAGGGGTTGATTGTCATCGTTGCAGCAACAAGCGTCTGCTCTTTTTGCGTATTATTCAACGCAAGCCAAGCTGTAATACCGGCGCTTGCTGGCAATTCACCAAGTAGCGACGTGGCCCTCGCAACGCTCAGGAAGGAGTTGGCATTAGCAGCTCCCAGTGTCGATACGAAGGCCATGTGCGTGCCTCTCTAGGGCTCAGCCCTTGACAGTAGTGGTCTTGGACTTGGCAGTGCTCACAGGTGCCTTCTTGGGCTCCTCAGCGGGCACTGGTGCAGGACAAGCGGCAGGAGCTTCGGCCTCAGCCTCTACTTGCAGCTTTGCCTCTTCTTGCTCACGAGCAAGTCGGAAAGTGGTAATCGACATGGCAGTTACTTGATAGTTGAAAGCCCCTCCGAAGAGGGGCCGTTACTACAGCAACGATCAGATGTAGCAGCGCAGCTGCGTGATCCGAATGTTGCGGTTGTCGGTGAACACCTTGCTCCAGTTGGAACCAGTAGCAAGCTCGGCATTGGAAGGCGAGTTGCCAGCGGCATTACCAACCCAGCTGATACCGTTGGGATGCACCAGATAGTGCGTCCGGTTGATCAGGTAGTCGATACCCTTCAGGGAATCGCGGTCGGTTTCCAGAGGAGACTTGGCAGGAGCAGTTGCAAAAGCAAATGCGCCAGGGCCAAAGAAGTAGGTGTGCAGCACGTCAGCACCACCAGTGCCAGCGCCAGCATCGACAGGCAGGGTGTCATCAACGAACACCGGGCGACCCAGATAGGTACCCAGCTCAAGACGTTGAGCGGACAGGCGGGTGTCGAGCTGAGAGGTGCTGGAAGCAGGAACAATCAGATCCAGCTTCATCAGGGCGTAATACACACGGGAGTGCATCAGAACGCCAGTCAGCTCCTGACCTGCATCACCCAGCTTGGCGATAGCATCAACCATCACGCTCTGAGAGAGCTGAGTGGAGGTGCCGCCAGCAGCGTGAGAAGAGGTCAGAGGACCGCCAGTTGCAAACAGACCCTTGATCACGTTGATCAGGGAAGTTTGCATGTCACGCACCCAGTACTGACCGGTGCGACGAGCAATGGCCTGCATGGGGTCCGAACCAGCCAGTTCACCAGCCAGGTCCGAGGCTTTCCAAGCCTTACCACGCATGTTGCGAACACCGGTCTGCACATCACCAGCCAGAGTGGCGGCGGTCAGACCAACGGTGTCGTCAAGGATCTCCGAATCGCCGGAGAGATCACCAAAGAAAGGCAGATCAATCGTCTTGCCGCCTTTGGCGAACTCAGCCTGAATAGCGGAGTTGGTAACCATCAGGCCAGAAGTGACCAGAGCGTTACGGTTTTGCAGCTCCTCCTGCTGGTATTCCAGGAAAAGCTGAGGAATGAAGGGAATGCCAGCGAGGAGCATTGTCTTTGCCTCAAGTGAAAGTATGAACGAGTGCCAGCAGCACTGCTGCTAAGCAAAAGCTTGCGGTACAACCGCGATGCGAGCACTGGGCTCGACTTCACGAGGCACGGCCTCTAACGATCAAAGAATAGCAAGAAGCCGGAGCAGTGATCACTTTTTCTTGTAGGCAGGCTTGCCTTTTTTCTTGGCTGGCTTTTTAGCCATTCCACTTTCGCTGGCAGCAATAGCGGCGGCCTGCGCACGAGTCGTTACCTTTTTACCCGAAGACGACTTCAGGGTTCCGGCGTAGAACTCACGCATGACTTTTGCAAACTTGTCCTGAGACTTGCTCTTTTTCATGACGAGTAAAGCAATTTAATAAAAAAGCCCCACCGAAGTGGGGCGTTGCACCTGAAAATAAATCAGGCGGTGGTATCCAGAGTCCAGCCCTTGCCAGTGGCAACGGCTTTTTCTCCAACAGTGACGGTGGCGTTGCCAGTGGTGCCGCTGATGTCCAGGGTTTGCGTGCCGGTCACAGTGGGCAGGCCAGCAAACAGTTCCACCAGATTGGTGCGGGTGAAGGCAGCAGGGATCACATAGATGCTGCCGCTGGCAATACCGGCGTCGTAAGCAACGCGGACAGCGGTGATGACCTCTTCAACGGCAGTAGTGACCTGACGGCCAATGACGTTGCGATCAGTTTTGAAAGGCATGGCGAGTGAGGGTGAGCGCTCTAACACATGCTAAGAACCCGGCGAAGAATTAGTCTTCATCAGAATTAACTGGAGCCGTGTCAGAAAGAAGAACTTGGGACTCTCCAGTGCGACAGCCTTGGAATCCCATCATTCATCATTTGTTAAAAGCGGTTGACACGCATAATCAACTTTATTTTCGCACTGGTAATCTATGGCATTTACAGAAAGCAAATGAAGCAAGGATTTATGTTAAAGAACTCAAGGATTGGATAAAAAGTCAAGAGTGAACTCTTTATCTACCATTTTACCTTATCGGCCCAATAAGCTGCACTTAATTTCCCTTTTGCAATATCTTGGGCGTGTCTTGCCTTAAAAGAGCGACGACGCGCTTTTTCTTTCTCTGTGTCAGGGCTGCTGCCAGCACCACTTACGCCCTGTTGTCCAAAGCGAATCAACTTAACCTTGTCACCCTCTTTTGCAACAACAACGTGCGACTTAGTTGGATGATTGGGAGTGCGCTTGGGTTTGTTGTAGCCAGAAACACCAGCTCTTTCAAGGCGCGGATCTTTCTTTTTCATCACTTCTTCCTCTTGCGGGAAATAACAAGCTTGCCGTCCTTTTCTTTTACGCTCATGCCAGCCTGCTCGGTCTGCCGTTTGAGCGAAGCGTACTTTTGAGCAAGTGTCATCTTCTTGCCTTTCTTTTTACTCTTGCCCGGTGGGTAGTACTCAGCCATTTACGGAAGCCCAGCTACAGGCACCGTAGCAACAAAAAACCTCCTGAAGCGCGAAGCTCAGGAGGCCCGTCCGTCATCATCCAATGGCAGGTTACATCGCCTGCAGCGCTCGGCCAAGCACCGGATCAAGCTTTCCAGCAAGGCGTGCTTCATTCATCAA